TGTAATCCCACTCTCCCAAAGGTTCCGCGCTAAATCTCCAGACATCCGTAGGATGGCAGCAGGACCTCGCCGTGAGCAAGTAGCAGGCGAGAAGCGTGGAGACATCATCACAACACCTAATGGGATTATTAAGCAAACGCAGGAGGTGTTACGAAGCAAGTTCTTTGATGGAACGGAAGTTTCAGATGAAGCAACACAGCAAGCGTGGAACTACATAGAGCAGTTGTTGGATATTAAGTCCGGAGCAGCTAATGCGCTTGCAGGACAGATTAATGATGTAGTGGATCAAGAAACAAATTCCGACTCCAGAATGGGCGCTGGTTTGTTCTCTGTATCACTTGCAAATTACGCTGCAAAGTTGGCAGCTCAAGGCAATACTACAATGATTTCATATCTTGTTCGTAGAATTAATAGTATGCCAACAGATAATCGTGGAGGCACTGCAACAGATTCTGGTAGAGTATTAAGAGGCAAGCGGGAATACGACATTGATGGATATCACACAATAACAACTGAACATGATTCCAAGGTAGAAAGAACAGCAGCTACATTGTTTGGAACAAGTAAGCCTAGCAAGGAGCAGGTAAAGATTGTAAAAGATGCAATTGATGCCGCTGATGAAGAATCTATTGGAACTCCTGAAGATGTTGCCGCTGAAATTGAAAAAGTAGAGAAGAGGACAGGGCGTAAAGTAATCAAAGCTATTGATGATAAGATCAAAGAAAATATTGAAGGACGCAAAAATGTTGCGCTTGAAAAGCAAAAAAGCAGACCAAGAACTCCCTATGGAGTAGAGGGACAAGCGCAATCAATTATAAATCAATTCTCAACATTATTGAGCGATGTTCCAACATTTACAGAGAAACAAGAAAATCGCATTAGAACTATTGTTCAACAAGACTTGAGGCAGAAGCCAAATATGGGACGTAAGCAGCCATGGACAAGCCAGCTTACCGCAAAGCTAATTAATGCTGGAGTTGATGAAACACAAGCTCAAACAATCGCAGAACTCACATGGAAGCAGCATGAGATTAAAGTAATGGATCGTGAGCTTAAAGAGCTTCAGACGGCAGCAGAGAAAGGATCTCTTGCAGTTATCATCCAACGCATCAAAGACACTCCACTTGCGATGCAGCAAGAACCCAACTGGATGCAAAGCGTAATCCGTGAATACTTGGTTGAGGCAGGGTTATCAGAGAGTGCGGCTAAGACGGCAGCTAGGCTTTATGAAAGCGTGATTTCTGAAAGATTCGCTGAAGCAAAGCAGAAAGCATTTGAAGCAGCGCTTAACAAGTCAGCACCTTGGAATAATTTCCTTTCTAGAAATGTTAAGCTTGGTAAAGACGCATTGAAGAAGATTCAAGAAGCAATCAGAACTGGAGTACTTGATCCTACGCAGACTACAGAAAGCATCATTGCAAAGCAGAATGGATGGTCTGGATTCAGCAAGGAACAGCTAACTCGCATTGTCCAGTTGGATGACATACTTTCAGATAGTAATGAAAATCAAGTTACAAAAGCTGAAGCAATGTCTGAACTGAATAAGATTATTGTAAAAGCAAAAATGCCAGTAAGATTTAAAGACGCAATAAGTGCATTCTATGTTGCTCAAGCATTATTAGGAATCCCAACATTTTCAGTAAATATATCTGGACCAGCAGTATTTGCACTTCGAAATTTAACTACAGATGTTGCGAGATATGCAGCCACTGATCCTAAAAATATTCCAATTGCATTTAAAGGTTTTATGAATTCTATGCAAAACTGGTATGACAATACTGTGTATGCGTTTAAAAATCAGATTTATATGTCTGGTGAAGTTGAATACATGCAGGGTCAAAACGTGTTGAGCGAGTTGTTTGACAAAGGAATGGCTCAGTGGAAGAAGGGTGAATATGCAAATGGAATGGCGAATATGCTTGTTGGCATGACGCAAATCACGGGGCGAGTTCTATCAGCGCTAGATCAAGGAGCAATTGCAATGATGGAGAGCCAAAACATTCCAAGGTATGCACTTGATGCAATGGCTTCTAATAAAATGATTCCTAAAGAAAAACGCAAGGAAATTGCAAATATTGCTCTTTATGGACGTAGCCTAATGAGGCAAGATTTGATAGCATCTGGAATGTCACCGGAAAGAGCTGGAGTCCTTGCTGATCTTCAAATGCGCTCTGAATTGATGGGGGCACTCTCAGAGTATGGCATCAGCAAAACGGAAGTACTTGACGCTTCATTGAACGATGCGCTGCAATCCGTTGGAAGGAATCGTGTTATTACAACAGAAGGATTTAAGAAAGAGCGCAATAACCTGCGTGATGCCGGAATAACATCTGGGCTTGCAATTGGCTTCCTTGAGAACCTTGCATCAAGCGCAAACAAGGGAGGTCAAGCGCAACAAGTATTTGCTAAAATGCTATACGGATTTGCGCTAGTTCCAGCTCGCGTTTTCTCTACAGCACTATGGTTTAGCCCAGTTGGATTTGTTAGGCTTGGAGTTGATTCATTACTAAAGAAAGCTGGGATTGAATCACGCTATGCAATGTCACTTGCAACCGACCTTCAGTACAAGCAACGTGTTTATGAGGCAATTGCCGGAACTGTTTTGTTAGGCGCCCTTGCATCATTAGTGAAAAGCTCAACAGATGATGAAGATGATGAGTTGCCATTTAAGATAGAGGTTACAGGTAATGGTCCAAATTATATTACTGATCCTCAATATTATGATTCATGGCACAAGAAACATCAGCCAAGTGAAGCTTCAATTTATTTTGGTAAAACAAAGTTTAGCTTTAATATAAATCGAGGCGGCGAAGCTATTTCTATTCCTCTTATGATTTTGGGCGCATTTGATGATTGGAATATTAAATCAAAACAAAATTCAGCCAAGAATTCACCAAAAGATTTAGAGATGGCAGCGGAAGTATTGGGATCCGCTTTCTACGCCTATGCTCAACGTGGGCCTTGGGCTGCATTTGGAAGACCATTATTTGATGCTAAAAAACAAGACAAACTTCTTCCAGAGTTATTTGGTAAGGCGGCATATTTAGGCAAAACATTTGTTCCAGTTTTGGGGACTTCACTTGCAAGAAACATATCTGATTTCATCAATGATCCAGTTGATAAATCTTCTATTCAAGGCGCTATTTACGCAAACATTCCAGTGATAGGACCAATGCTTGGAACAAAAGCACTCAATGCACTTGGACAACCAATTAGAGGAGATGATTGGAACGATAAACTATTTAAGCTCGGCGCTCCACTTGTATTTTCATTCCCTAAAAACTCACCAGAAAACGATCTCAATACATTGATCCTAAAGAAAGGTGACGGGCCAACAATCCCAACAAGGACAAATGCACAGAAGAAATTCGGCGACGTTATGACGGATAAAGAATTTGAAACATATGTACGTGAGTATGGTCGAGTTGTATCAGACAAGATGTTCAAGAACAGAAAGAGACTTGAAGGTATGGACTCAAAGAACTATACTAAGGAACTAGACAAATATGTTAATGGATATTCAATCGATGGGATTAAAGTCACGGGAGCTTCTGACATGGCGGTTCGCGCTGTAAGAAAAACAAGGAACCAATGATCGAATACGAGTATATTGACAAGTCAACATCACCTAATGGCGGATGGAAGATTAAAGTTCCACAGACAGGCATTGAATTCAAACATTACGATTACAAGTCAATTTGCAACGCATACAAGAATCATTGTGCCGCTAATGGGATATTCCTTACGCCAACTTGGGAGGAAGAGTTTATCTCTGAAATGTGCAAACAGAATACTCACTGGGGCAGATCATGTATGAGGGCTGATATGAAGAAAATACACAGAAGAAGGCTTTCGTTAACTTCAGTTCTGTCTTTTTTGGGAATGATGAAAGCATGGGCGCAATCTACGTTGTCTGGTAAGAGCGCATTTGTAACGCAAGCAGAGGCTGAAAGAAGGGCTTCTATTTGCGCTAATTGCCCAATGAATGTTACGCTGCAATTCTCATGTGGAGCTTGTATGGGTGCTGTTATTACGCTAATGAGTTCCATTATTGGGAACAGAAAGACAGAGCAAGATAAAGACCTAGGGGCTTGCCTTGTGTGTAGCTGCTCTCTAAAGGCTGCTGTTCACGTTCCAATTGAAGTACAGCGCGAAGGATTAACAGACGAAATAAACCAAGAGTTTGACAATATTAAATACTGCTGGAAACGAATAGAAAAATGAACTTCTTACATGAACGAGATTTTGGTGATATTGTTTTAAGCTTGGCAGTAGTTAAGTCTGCTACTGACAATGCGAATTACTACATTCAAAACAATCCGAAAGCAGTCAAGTTACTGACTCCGCTTATTGAGTTTCAACAGTATATTAATAAGTGTGATATCTTTAAATCTCAGAACATTGATAAGTCATTTGTTGACTTTAGGAAACAAGGATTGCCGTGGGGAGTTCAGCTTGGTTTGCATCATGCGACATGGGTCAAGCAAGATGCAGACTTCTCCAAGCAATGGTTGACAGCCCCTAAAGAATCCAGATACAACGGAACGATTATTGTTAACAAGACAGAGAGATACGCTAACCCATTGTTTCCGTGGATGCAGCTTGTTAAGATGCTAGGAGACAGAATGCTATTTGTTGGGCATGAAAATGAATACGATTTGTTTTGCCGTAGATTTGGTAAAGTTAAAAGACTTGTGATTAAAGATTATCTACACTTGGCTACAGCAATCAATAGCTCTGATTGTTTTATTGGGAATCAGAGTTCAGCGAATTGTGTAGCAGAGGGACTGAAGCACAAGAGCATTCAGGAGGTATGCTTGTGGCAACCTGATTGTATCTATAAACGATACAACACTACGCTTTGCTATGATGGAACAATAGATACAGAGATAGCTGGAGCTAAGATTCATATAGAACGACCAATGGGTAAAGTAAACAAGCAAGAGTCGCCTCCTGGCGGTTGGAATCTAACAATAAACGGGAAGCTGTTTAATAGCTATGCACTCGACGTTGTTGTAAACCATGCAAGGAATAATGGAGTTACAGGAAAGAAACTGGAAATTGAGGACATGATAGTTGCTGAAACAATTGCTAATAAGAATCCTGACCCAATCATGGATAGGTTTGCCAATGACATTAATCGCGTAAAAGAATTGCTTGAAAAGATATGAACGAGACAAGTAAGGCAATGCGTCGTAGGATGATTGAAGATGAGCTTGGGATATTCAACTGGAGCCAGATTATAAGCGGAAAGGGAATTGATGTTGGGTGTGGGCCGGATAAAGTGTGGGACGATAACTGCATAGCTTTTGATCAAGAGCAAGGTGACGCAAATAAGATATCCGAATACTTCTCAGATAAGTTTGATTACCTACACGCATCACAATGCTTGGAACATATGCATGACCCTTACGCTGCAATGGTTGAGTGGTTGAAGATCGTTAAGACGGGTGGACACGCAATCATATCAATACCTGACTGGACGTTGTACGAGGGAAGAGTATGGCCGTCTCAATATAATCCAGATCACAAAAGCACATGGAGTTTTACGTTTGAGCAGAGTCCATCAAAACATCATGTGAATATCTATCAATTCTTAGAAATGCTATCTCCATACTGCTACGCTAAGAGGGTTATGCTGATAGACAACAACTACAACTACAACGTATCTGCAAGCATTGATCAAACGTTTGAAGAATCAAATGGAGTTGAGGCATTTATTGAAATGGTTCTATGCAAGCTGTAATTGTTAAGGCAAAGTTACAAATAGCAGATGTTGATAAGCTTGTTCAATACTGCAAACAGTTAGACGGAACTATCGTCAAAATTATCCAGAATGACGAGAAGGTTACAAGCTATCCAGAACGAAACAATCATGCGTTGCAGCAAGCATTTAATGTAATGGGTGACGAGCCATTCATCTGGCTTGAACCTGACAGCATCCCGCTAAAGGAAGGATGGGTTGCTGCACTTGAATATGAATATAATAAACTTGGTAAGCATATCATGCTATCAAATGACACGCATCCACCGCACGATATTGTTGGAGGGATTGGCGTATATGGAGGTCTTGCAAGAAAGCTGATACCAGCAGGGATTAAGGCAGATGGATGGGATGGATGGACAATCAAGAACATCAAGCCATTGGTTTCTTTCACTCCGTTAATTCAGCACACATATGGCGACTACTCAAAAGGTGGATGTAATCAGCATATCTTCCCAAGAGACAATCATATAATCCGCAATGATGCCGTTATCTTCCATCGAGACAAGCAGCAGGGATTGATCAATAGATAGATCGGAATTTACTGAACGCTTGCTTCCATCCAGAGCTTGCCGTCTTATTGTTCGTATTTAACGCTTTTGTTGCTTGTGTACTGTCTAGGTTCAACCTCTCCCTTGCGAGGGCTAGGAGGCCCATCCCAGCGTCAGCAATGTCGGGTGATATTCCGAACCTTGATTTCATTTCAGACTTAGGCAGAACTTTGATACGAAGAGCTAGGTTCTTCTCGCCATTAGGATCGAGCTTTCTCATGCACATCTCACGCAGCAGATCGTCTCCAATTCCTTTGATCTGACCAGTTCGCATATACTCCTTAGCTGAATACCAAATCTCAGATACCGAGTTAACGTACCTTTCATGTGATGGCGTTGGGTCGTAGGCTGACACCGGATTATCGGACGCTCTCCCGCCAAACTGAAGACCATACACGTCTTTTGACCATGCTACCGATATAAAGTCTCCTAACGGACCCCCAGCTCCAGACTTATCATATCCAGCATTCTTGGGCTGAACCCCTCTAGCCAAGCACTCATTACGGAACCACTGCACAACTTGCTGTGATCTTGTCATGGATTTGTCAGTAACATCTTCACTGAATACAAGGTACTCGTCGTATTGCAGTCCACGATAGCCATGCGGTTCAGCAAGCTTGCCAACAGTGCCAAAGTATAGAACAGTTCTATCTCCTCCGTTAGTGAATGATGGATCAAGGAACGCTACCTTAACCTTGTCGTTATCAAGCCATATCGCCTTGTCAGTAGCATTAGAGTTAAGTATCTCAACTTCCGAGTAGATTTGATCTGTGATACCGGCAGGACACCAGAATCCACGATACATTCGCCAGAACGAAGAAGTATTCTTAGCATCTTCTGGAATCTTATCAAAGTCTTGCGGTCCTTCCATCCATGAGTAAATTTTCTTTCGAGCAACCATGTTAGGATTCTTTAACCCATCAAAGTGCAAACACACTCCGCGATCTGTCTTCCATTCTTCGTCATCTACGTCAATTGAATCCCATCCATCTTTAGGTTTAGCAAACTTACCAAATGCATCTACATACGAAGCAGGGTTAGAAATTCCAATAAACTGGAACCGTTCACAACCTTTGGACAAGTTGAAGAATGCAACTTCAGTAATAGCCTCAGATAGCTCAGAAAGCTCGTCAGCTACAAAGATCACGTTCTTATTGTGAATACCCTGCATCTTACCTGTAGCGTCACGTTCCTTCTTTTTCTCGCCTGGGATAAGCACAATGCCGGAAAGGTCTGATCTTTTACCTCCAGCACCAACAAAGCTAATCTTGTTCTCAGAATCAACGAGATGACCAGGAAGTGAAAGCTGTTCGCACACTCCCCAGTATCTTGTGATCTTGCCCCAAATGCGCTGCTTAGATGCCTTAATCGTAGTGGACGTTGCGAGTACCGTAGTGTTCTCTGGATCTGCAAGGTAGTTGATGATAGCCCAGATTGCATATGCTTCCGACTTACCACAACCACCTGAGCCAGCGATTGCAAGATATTCATGGTCGCAAGCAGCGCGGATCATTCGTTCAGCCCAAGGATGCCAGATAAAGTTAACAGCAGCCTTGTTATCACGCTCAGGCCAAAATGCCCTCGCTATCCTTTGGAAGTGAAAGAACGTATCAACATCCCCAGTGTCTTTGGGAATTCTTTGAGTTATCTTTTCTCGGAACATAGCCAACTCAATGGCTATTTGGTGAGTTCCCTTACGCCAGTTAAACCCATATTGGTGCAAGTAGCCTTCCATTGGGTCGCCAAAAATAGGAGCAAAATTCATTGAAAAAATATTACAATAAATAAAAATTATCGCAATTAGTTATTGCAATAAAATGTAAGTGTGTTAATTTTATATCCGCAATGACACTATTACAGGAACTTGGGTTTAGGAAAACAAAGTCTGAAATTTTTATTGACGAGAAGCGTCAAGATGTAGATTTTGAAATTATTGTTAAACCAGAAGATTATGTTAACGGAATTAAACACAACCCTACAAAGTCTCCACTTGCTCTTGCGGTATCACGGGCAATTGGAGGAAGCGGATTCGTGCTTGATAGGGCAGGCTTTAAAGTTATCATTATTTCTCGCGGCATTTATGAGTATGGTTTCTTTATGCCTCGGCGGGTGTGGAGGAAGGTGAACTGCCAAGAATTCGTTGATGACAGACATCCAACGTCTCCAATAAGGTTCAAGGCAACATTTTCAATGTTATTTTAATATGAAGCTAGCAATACCAGTATCGAGGCATGATCGTCATTTGATCTATAACTTTGTTAAATCGCTTGAAACATTTAAGCCTGGGTCAGACCATGAAGTAATTATATTTGGATCGCGTGAAGTTGAGCAAGATATACTTGAGCTTGATAAGAAGATTAAACATTTGTTTGACGCATCTGAGACTCTAATTATTGATGACACGATGCTTGGCTGGCCTATGTCGTGCAACTTCTATTTCCAGCAACTATGCCGTAATATTGCCGGAAAGAAAGATGCTGATGCATTCATGTGGTTTGAACTTGATACAACAATCCTAAAGAACAATTGGCTTGATATTATATCCGCTGAATACTATGCAGATACAACAAAGGCCGTTAAAGAAAAGCGCAGTCCTCGTATTTATCTAGGTGCTAAAGAGCGTGTGTACGAGGGAAAGAACGGAGAGCTTCTACCGGAATCTCTTGCTGGTCAACGCATGGCTCCAATCGGAGTGTATTCCAA